TGGGTACGACCCGCACTACCGTGTACTTGGAGGTTGGTCAGGTAGTTACCTAACAGGTGACTCTTGGCGTCTCAACAGCGGTATAGTTAAGTCAGAGTTTGACGGAGACTATTGGAGGTTCTGGGGGTCTAGTGGTAGTTGCTATAAGTGCTATGTAGATAACTACGGATTAAAAACGAACAACGCCCATGTTTATAACCAGATGAAAGAAACATACGGTGACAAAGTAACACTGCTTGAAGACCAAGAGTGGGTGCAGGAAGACTGGGACTGGATTATTAAAGGAGACGGAGAGTGACTGATGACATATTTAAACAACAAGGACCGAACAAATGCCCACATGGATACATGCCGCAATCGTAGGTGCAGGTTTCGGCCTTATCCTCTTTGCAATCTCACAAATTAACTGAGGACTAGTAGATGATTGAGCTTTGGATAAATATTGAGACTGTAAATGATGGTAGTGATTTCTCAAAAATACACGGGCCATACAGCACAGAGCGCGAGGCATTTGAAGATAGTAGGGCCTTGTCACGGTTGGCAGGGAAAACTATCTATGATTTCGACCAGCGCAGGCTGGCAACATAGAAGCAATAGCTTTGCCACCTACCGCAGAAATAAACGAAGGTAAAACATGACTGAAACAATCCACCTACCCTGCCCTGACGAACAAGAGTGTGTGCAGGAAGACTGGGATTGGATTATTAAAGGAGACGGAGATGCCTGATATAAGTATGTGTATGAGTTCAACATGCCCGCTAAAGGATAGTTGTTACCGGAACCCTGACAGCGGCACAAAGCCTAGTGAGTTTAGGCAGTCTTGGTTCGTAGGTCCAGCCGCTGAGGGGTTAGACTGCAAATACTATTGGCCTGTGGAGAAGGATAGCAAATGAGTGAAGCAATCCACCTACCCTGCCCTGACGAACAGAACCACAAAGGGGTAAAAGTCCCTTGTCCAGACCCAGAGTGTGATGCTTGGCATGCTTACTCATGGGATGAGGACAAAGGCGTTGGGGGTTGTTTTTCATGTGGTTATAGGACATGGAGGTACAACGGAAAAATGTATGGCGCAACAGAACACGGTAAAGGAAAACCATTGGGTAGTACTGACAAAGCTTTTGACACTAATGCAAGTGACGTTAGTGGTGTAGTAGACGTGCAAGACTTCACGCCTAAGAACATTACCGAAGATAAGGGTACTTTTGTAGGTATGCGAGGGATTACCTCAAGTACTATGGAGAAGTTCAACGTAAAGACCGATGGGGATAAACAACACTATGTCTACCCTAGTGGTGGCGTTAAGACACGTTACATCTCGACTAAGGACTTTAGTGCCAGCAACCTACGTAGTGATGAACTCTTCGGTATGAACCTGTTCCCCGTAAACGCCTCTCGTATCGTTACTATCACGGAGGGTGAAGTGGACACCATGAGTGCTTGGCAGATGCTCTCACAAGGGTCTACCTACACCAACCCTGTAGTATCACTGCCAAGTGCTACACCTTCAGGCAAACTGTGGGAGAAGTGCAAAGGTTGGCTTGATAGCTTTGAGAAGATCATCTTGAGTGTGGACAATGACACAGCAGGGGCTAAGGTAGCTGAGACTATGTTCGACTTGTTCCCTACTAAAGTCTACATGATGGACCACGGTAACCACAAGGACGCTAATGACTTCCTACAGGCTGGTGACCAAAAGGCATACAAGAGTGCGTGGTGGGGCGCACGTAAGTACTCACCAGCGGGCTTTACAGCAGGTGTAGATGCATGGATGAGTGCTATTGATGGGGAAGACCCCTATGAGTACACACCTACCCCTATTGAGGCTTACAACAAGATTGGTAAGGGGTTAGTCAAGGGTGGTATCACAGTGGTTAAGGCACCACCGGGTACAGGCAAAAGCTCTTATCTACGTATGCTCATGCACTTCCTAGCAGTTAAGCAGGATAAGGTGACAGCAGCACTTATGATGGAAGAAGTAAAGAGCGTCACAGGACGTGCTATGGCTACCTATCAGCTTGGTACTAATGTAAAGACCAAGGAAGATGCTGAGTTCAACGGTGTAAGTGAGGATCAAGTCAAGGAGGCTATCAAGGTAGTCTTAGGTGAAACAGGTGAGAGGTTCGTAAGTTTCGACATTAACCCACAAGACCCTGTAGAGGATACACTTAAGCAGTGTAAGTATGCTATCTCTGTGTACAATGCCGAGTATATTTTCATTGACCACCTTCAGCGATTGGCGTATCTATCGGGTACTGATGGTGCTACAGCAGCCTTGACTGAACTAGGGGTAAAACTTACAGAACTAGCCAAGCGTCGTAATGTGGGCATTATTTGTATTAGTCACGTCAACTCTGATGGACGCACTAAATACGCTTCAAGTATCGAAGAGGAAGCTATCGTGTTGATTGAGATGAGCCGTGACAAGAAGTCTGATGACATTCAAGAGCGTAACACGACTTACCTTGAGATCACAAAGAATCGTCCTTATGCCTTGACAGGACCAGCAGGTATGCTTACCTATGATGTAGAGACAGACATGGTCACTGAGCGATTGGGACCACGAGAACCTAAGACGGAGAACACTAATGACTTTTGATAAGATTTATGTAGTCTACTCGTTAGGTAATGACCCTGACGCTACTTGTGTAGATCGTGAGGTAGCCTGCGAGATTGCAGAGTTGCTTGAGAATGAAACTGGTAGAGAACACTGGGTAGCAGACCTTGATGTAACCATGACTTTGGAGGATTTTACTGATGGACGTTAAGACCAAACCACTAGAGACTGATATTCTTGAGATGGCTATTGCTGCAATAGATAAATCAGATGAGACTTCCCTACAGCTTGTAGACAAATACCTTAAGTTGCTCCTTGGTAACAACCTCTACTATCAGTACTGTAGTAAGGTAGTACGCGAGGGGATGAAAGAGATCATCGAGGATAATATGAACCCTGAGTTTGATGTCTATGAGACGCCAGATAACAAAGCCTTAGAGAGTGCAGCAGCCTATCGTATGCTCAAGTATTTCTCTACACCTTCTGAGTATAAGACTTACGTTGAAGCTCTACGAGATGAACAAGAGGAAGACTAATGCCTGAGTGGAAATCCTTTAAGTCTTTTCCTAAACGAGAAAGGGTATTAGTGTGTTATCTAAACCTGTGGGGGTACAACCATGTCACGGAGGCTTACCAAGATTTTGATGAGGACTACCCTGTAGCGGTTAATGGAGCAGTTCTAAAGGTGCCTTTCGTTTGGACAGAGATGATTGACGGACCTAACCTTTGCGACTTCTACTGCACTGTAATAGAGGAGAGTAACAATGAAAGAAGTAGTCTTTGACACAGAGACGAATGGGTTAGCCTACGACTGTGACAAGATGCACATACTCTCGTATACCTACGATGGTGACACAATCGTTAGTACGGATAGCTATGATGAGATGAGAGAGTTCTTCACACAAGAAGGTACACTCTTCGTAGCACACAACAGTGTCATGTTCGATATGGTTGTAGCTAATCGTGTGCTAGGGCTAGACTTGAGTTACCAAAAGTTCATCGACACACTTGCTCTTAGCTGGTTTTTGTATGCTGAACGTAAGTCTCATGGTTTGAGCAGTTATCAAGAGGCCAGTGGCGTCCCTAAGCCTCAAGTGGACAACTGGGAAGACGTGACTTGGGAACAAATGAAACACCGATGTGAAAGTGACGTGAAGATTAACTGGTGGCTTTGGATGAAGCAGAGGGAAAGATTACAGGAGTTGTACAATGGCTGAGGCCACCACTAAAGTCTGTAGTAAGTGTAAAGAAGAGAAACCCCTTAGTAAGTATCATAAGGATAAAGACAGGACTCTTGGCGTTAAGTCTGCTTGTAAAGAGTGTTTGAAACCTTACTTTAAGGCTTACAACAAAGACTACTACGAGCGCAATAAAGACCGCATGAAAGTTCAGCAGATAAATTATTACAATAGCAACAAGGAAGTTGTAAACGAAAGGCATAGAAAGCACTACCATGAAAACAAAGATGCCAACAGGGAAAACAAAAAGAAGTACGCCAAAGAAAATAGGCACCTCTACAACGCCAATCACGCTAGGAGAAGGTCTCTTCAAGCACAATCAGTGCCTAAGCATCTAAGAAAGTGCCCTAAAGAGAAACACTCTCTTAGTAGTGTTTACTTGTTGGCTAAAATAATATCGCAACACACAAGTGTTTTACATCATGTAGATCACATGTGGCCTATATCAGACGGAGGGCCTCATTGGTCTGGTAATTTGCAGATCATCACTGCTACCGACAACTTCAAGAAAAATGCTACGGTGTGTGAAGATGTAAAGAGGGCAGTTAAGGAATCCTTAGAATGGGAAATACAGAGGTACAACAATGAAAAATCTGACACCAGAAATTCTTAGGTTTATACGCTATACTTCCTTTAAGATGGATTGTCTTAGACAACAAGAAGAAAACCCGCTTGTGATTGATATGGAGAAGGCACGGCGGCATTATAACGAATTAGAGGTGATCAAGGCAGAAAAGACCGAGGCCCTTGCAAAAGTTATGCCGTTCGTTCCTACCTGCACTTACAAGAATAAACCTAAAGTTCTTTACAAGAAAGATGGTTCCTTGAGTGCACACGGGGAAGCTTGGTACACCCTTCTAAAGGAACAGCACCTACCCAGTACTACAGACGGTCCTGTGACTGTTATAAGCGGGCATAACGCAGGAAATCCTAATAGCCCTAGCCAAGT